CACGTCCACGACCAGGCGGGTGCTGAACGACCCGGTGAGCGCCTCCCGGAGGTTCGCGGTGGCAGGTCTCATCCGGCGTACCCCGCGAGCTCGTACCGTCGCGTGACGGCGAGATTGGTGGCATTCGCCGCGCGGATGGCGGCGTTGGTGGCGTAGAACGCCTTGATGTCGGCGTTGCGCAGCAGCGACACGAGCAGCGCCTCCGTCGGGGGTGTGACCTCATCACCGACGACCTGGTGATCGATCATCTGCCCGCCGAGGACGTACGTGCGATCCACCTCGACGGCATCCATGACGGACGCGTAGAACGGACGCGGGATCCGGATCCGGTCCGCAGCGCCGACCCGGAAGCACACCACGGGAACCGTGGCGGCGTCGTACCCCCCGGCGAGCGCCTGGAACGCGTCGGCCTGCTCGATGGTGTCGGTGACGACGTCGAGGCGGACGCCGCGGAGGCCGCGTCTCTGCCCGGAGACGACGACGCCGACCCGGCGGCCCATGGGGTAGACGACGTCGCCCTCGACCGGGCGGGACAGGGCGCGGAGGGCGGTGTCGCGGAAGGCGACCTTCACCGCCCCGCCGGGGTTCAGCGGGTTGTGCACCCACGTGTCCGGCGCGCTCACGGTGACGGTCGCGGTGTCGGTGAAGCCGAGGGAGAGCCCGGTCGTGTTGAACATCTCCGCCCGGTAGGTCACCGGCACCCCGAACGGGATCTCGTAGTCGACCCGCGACAGGGCGCCGGCGGTCGCAGCGTTCACCGCGGCGCGCACCCGGTACTCCCGGCCGGCTGCCTGCCGGGACACCGTCACACGGGCGGTGCCGGCCGCGAACGAGGTGAAGAGCACCTCCGCGCGGGGGCACGGGTTCGCGTCGCTCAAGACGGTCACGGTGGGGGCGTAGGGCATGACTACCTGACCTGCTTCCCCATGACGCCCGACAGGGCTGAACGGTCGTCGCGCTGCTGGATCTTCACGTCGACGTACTGCAGGAGGTCGACCCCGCCCTTCGCGGACACGATGACGTCGAAGGACGGCGCGCGCCCGGCGGACATGACGGCGGTGGAGTAGTTGTTGGTGACGTACTCCACCGGGCCGCCGGTTGCGTATCCGCGCATCGCGAGCACCTCACGACGCATCTGCTCCATAGCCGCATGCCCACCAGCGGCTCGGACCTCTCGAGCCGTCCACACGTGCTCTCCTGTGGAGAGGCGCACGGCGATGGAGTCCGAGGTCTCTGTTCCCGGACCGTAGACGCGACCACCGGTCGCGAGCCCGGGACGGCCGTTGCCAGACTGCGAGCCGTTCAGGTCGGGCATGGTGGCGCGAGCGTTGATGTTGATGATGCGGTTCTGGTTGTTGCGGATGAACGCGTCGAGGTTCGCTTGGGCGTCGCCGATTCCGTTGAGCTGCGCGGTGGTGACGACGTTGCTGGGGATGAGCCCAAGCGAGTCGGCGTACGCGTCGGCCGCTGCACCGGTGATCCCGAACTGCCCGAGCGCGAGGATCAGCTGCTCGCGTCCGCGGGCGATCGCCGCTGCGGCCTGATCCTGGGACCCGGTCTGCTCGAGCGTGGCAGCGGACAGCTGCAGCGCCGAAGACGCGATCGCGTCCAGGGCTGCGCCGTTCGCTCGACCGGCCTCGGTACCGGCGTCCAGGGTGAGACCGTTCTGCTCGATGGACGAGGTCAGGTCGTCGAGCGATGCCTCGAACTCACGGGTGGCTGCGTTCAGGCCGAGCTGCCCGGCGCCGAACCCCTCGATGGCGGTCTTCAGGGTGTCGATGTCTGCTGCGGCTGAGTCCGCCGCTTCTGCCATGACGTCAACGGCGGCCGCGTTGTCCTCGGTGGCTGAGGTCGCGTCCTCGGTTGCGGCCTTCGTGTCGCGGAACTTCTGGCTGGCCGTGTCGAGTGCGGTGCCGAGGTCCTGCGCGGCGTTGATCGAGAGGCCCTTCTCGACGTCGAAGAACGTGCCCGAGTCCTCGATCTCCTGCCGGACTCGCTTGAGCGCGTCTCCGCCTTCGAGAACTGCGTCCGTGAACTCCTTCTGCGAGATGCCGGCCCGCTCGGCGCCGGCGAATGCGTTGCGTTCCGCGAGCTCCTTCGCGACGAGCTCGCGCGTGTACGAGGTGACGGCGCCGGTGCTCTTCTCGAATGACTCCTCGAACGCGGACGCCGTGTTGGCGGCCTTCGCCTGTGACTCGGCGATCGCGCCGAGGGCGAGGGTGAAGACGGTGAGGGCGGCTGTCGCTCCTCCCAGACCAAGAGCAGCGGATCGCCCTGAGACGTTGAGCTGAGTGAGCGCAAGTCGGAAGGCCGCGTACTTTGGTACCGCTACTAGGGCTGCTCCGGCACTCAGCGCGATGGCGCCGCCCACCGCGGCGACTGCCAGGCCCACGTTGAGGGCGGGCTGCGGGAGGGAGCCGATGCCGTCGACGAGGCCGGTGACGGTCTGGGTGAGACCGCGGAGGACGTCGTTGGCGCCGGAGCCTCCGCGGATGAGCGCCGTGTCGATGGATCCGCTGAGGCGCTCGAGGTCGCCGATGAGGTTGTCGGTGCGGTCGGCGGCGACCTGCGCGGCGTAGCCGGCGTCGTTGGTGCGGTCGATGTACCCGTCGATGCCGCGGGTCCCCTGCTCGTAGAGCACGTTCGCGGCGCGGAGTGCGTCGTTGCCGAAGATGGTCGCGAGGGTGGAGTTGCGCTGCTCGTCGGTGAGTCCGCCGAGCTTGCCCTCAAGCTGTCCGGCGAGCTCGGAAAAGGACAGCATCTGACCGTTGGTGTCGTAGACGGAGATGCCGTACTCGTCGAGGGCGCGCTTGGCCTTCTCGGACGGGTTCTGCAGGGCGATGATCGCCGTCTTCAGTGACGTACCCGCGTCGGAGCCGAGGAGGCCAGCGTCGGCGAACGCGGCGAGCACACCGGTGGTCTCCTCGATGGAGAACCCGGCGCCGTTCGCCACCAGGCCGGCCTGGTTCAGCGCCTGCGACAGGTCGTCGACGTCGCCAACGGCCTTCCCGGCGCCGGCGGCGAGGAGGTCCGCGACGTGGGAGGCATCCTCTCCCCCAAGCTGGAACTGTTTCAGGGCGATCGCGGTCGACTGTGCTGCGTCGGCGACGGACAGCTGCCCCGCCGCGGCGAGCGACAGGGCGCCGTCGAGTCCGCCGTTGAGGATCTCGGTGGTGGTGAGGCCGGCCTTCCCGAGCTCCTCGATGCCGGCGGCGGCCTCCGACGCGGAGTAGATCGTGTCGGCGCCGGCGTCGAGGGCTGCCTGCCGGAGGAGCTCCATGTTGCTGGTGGTCTCCTGCGTCGCCGCCTTGACGTTGGAGATCGCCTGGTCGAACTCGGCGTACTTCGCCACAGCGATGCCGACTCCTGCGAGCGCGAGCGCACCGACCGCGACGAGTCCCTGCCCGACCTCGGTCATCGCCTGGTTCTGCTCGCGGAACTTCGCGGCGGCGTCCTCCGACGCGTTGCGCTGCTTCTCGGTGGCCTGCCGGGCCTGCTCCATCCCGGCGACGTAGTTCGAGACCCTGGCGATGAGGTTGATGGCGGTGGTGCGTTCGGCCATGGGTCACCTCACTCGCTGTAGTCGTGCCTCTCGACCCGCCAGTAGGCGCCGTGGAGGTTCGGGGGGTCGTCCTTCGGGAACTGCTTTCGGTAGTTGTCGATCGCGTCGAGTCGGGCCTTCTCCGCGTGGTCCCAGAACGGTCCCTGCGCGGTGAAGCGCAGCGAACCTGAGCCGGACGGGTCAGCCGCGTCCGACGTCGTCTCGGACAGTCGGTGACCGTGTGGGCCGGTGTCCTTCTGCCACCACCGCCACGCGAGGAGTAGATCGACCTGGTCGCGGTCGAACTCCTCCTCACGAGTGGTGGTGCTGCGCACGAGCCGGCCGGAGGCGTCGTACTCGTGCACGGTCGTCTCGAGCGGTTCCCAGCCCGAGAGTCGCTTGGGTGCTACTCCGAGTCGGAGTGCGAGGTCGAGCTCGTCCCTAAGGCGGTCCGAGTCGCCAAGTCTTTTCCCAGGTCCGCAATCCGCTTCGCGGGGGCGTACACGTTGAGCTCGTAGATCGCCGAGAAGATCAGGGCGATCTCGTGTCCGGAGATGACGGCGAACAGCTCGTCCCACTCGTTGACGGCGGCGCTGTTCTCGGTTGCCTTCTCCACCCGCAGCGGCAGCAGGTCGTCACCGTCGACCCGCACTCCGCAGAGGGGCGCCGCGAGTCGGCAAGCGATGTCGACGTTGTACCCGTGCTGCCTATCGATCGGGGCGGACGGGCGGGCGGGGCAGCGGGCGGCGATCTCCTGCCACTGCTCGCCCGGCAGCTCAGTGAAGCGGAGGGTGACGAGCGCGTCGGCCGCTTTCGCCATCAGCTGCTCGAGCTCCTCCTTCGCCGGATCGACAGCAGTGAGGCGCTGGTCGAGCGGACGTGTCTTCATCAGCAGCTCGCGGCGATCCGCGAGCGCCGGGTCGAGCAGCACCTGCACGTCGAGGGTCGCGCGCTGCCGCGTCTTCGCCTGTGCGAGGAGTTGGTCGAAGCTGGTCATGTTCTCCACCGTCCACCGTGATTGTGGAGCGGCGCGGGTGCCGGTGGAACACCCGCGCCGCCGTTCAAGGTCAGCCGAGGGCGACCGGTGCGCCGAGCACGCCGGTGTAGATCGCCTTCTGCGTGAGGGTGAACTTGCCGTTCCCGTCGCGGGGCCCGCGCAGCTGCCGGCCGACGGAGACCTTGTGCACGAGCACCTTCTGCCCGGACGCGGCGACGGTCGCGTTGGGGACACCCCACCGCTCGACGAAGTGGCCGGGGAGTTCGGTCGCGGGGGCGACCGGAGCGAGAACCACTGCCGCGGAGTCGGGAGAGGTGGAGTCGACGTATCGCATCGTCAACCCGGTGGCGGTGGTGCCGAACGCCTGCAGCGGCTGCGGCAGCGTCAGGCGGGGGTCGTCGTTCACCGCCTGCTCACCGGTCGGGTTCCACCCGTCCGAGGTGAACGAGTACGTGATCCGCTTCGCCGAGGCGACCGCGAGCTCCGCCGCCGTGGGCAGGAGCACGTTCGCGATGGTCGGCACCCACCAGATGGTGAGGTTTCCGGTCTGGTCGACGGCGGGGGGTGTGGTGTCTGCAACATCGGGCATGGCCGTGTTCCTTTCCAGGTCCACCGGGGTGAGGGTCCGGGCTGGTACCGGTCCGAGACCCCGACGGGGTCCGGAGAGCTGTGGTGGTTCTACGCGGGCGCGAGAACCGCTCCGGCGCGCACTGCCCACCCGTCGGGGAGTGGTCGCTTGAGTTGCCGCGTCTGCCTGTGGCCGGCGGGTCCGACCGGACGGTGGTTGCCGTCGAGGACGACCTGCGTGATGTGGACGATGCCGTCGACGATGAGGAACGGGTGCTGCACGAGCGACCACATACCGTCGAAGGACTCCGGCTTGAAGCCGAGGGCGACGGCGAGGTCGTACTCCCACGGAGCGGTCTCCGGGTAGCCGGCGAGGATGCGGGCGCGTTGCTGCTCGGAGGTCTCGAGCATGTCGTCACCTCTCAGGCGCGTGTGGAGCGCAGCAGGTAGTCGTCGTCCTCGTAGAACAGGGACGGTGTGACGGAGCGGTCGGGTTCGACGGAGCCTGCGCCGTCGAGGCGGATCGCCTGGCAGATACGTCCGGCGATGACGGGTCGGCGGCCGACGAGGGCGACGAAGGCCCGGGAGGCGGCCGCGCGGGCGCCCGCGGCGGTGCTGGAGACCGAGCGGACCGTGTACACGAAGGTGGCGTCGGATGCCGCGGTCTGCTGGCTGGTGAGTCGGTCGTCGTCGAGCTCGTCGGGTGCTCCACCGAACAGGACCCAGTAGGTGTCGCGGACGAGGGAGCCGTCCGCGTTGATCAGCGCGGCATCATGCAGCCTGCCGATGATGGCGGTGTCTGCGTTGAGTAGCGCGGTGACGGCGTCGTGGTGCTCGCGGATCACAGGTCGCCCGCCTCGGTGGCCTTGAGGATGCCGCGCTCGAAGTCGGCGAGGTTGTCCCGCTCGGCCCGCTGGAGGTTCCGCTGCGGGGCCACGCGGGCGCCGCCTTCCTCGACGAAGCCGAACGCGGCGGCGATGCCTCCGCGAACTGGCTTCCGTCCGATGCTGCGCGTGAGGCGCCCGTACTTGCCGAGGTTGGGTCCGATCTGCGCGGAGATCTCGGAGTCGGTGTCGAGTTCCATCTCGTAGTCGATCGACCGGGAGTAGCTGCGTGCCGAGATAGGGCCCTTCGCGGCGTAGGCCTGCGCGTCGTCCTTGATGTGGCGGGCGGTGATCTCGACCGCCTGCCGCACCTGTGGGATGACGGCGTCGGGCACGGCGCCGATGTCGGCGGCGAGCGTGTTCAGCTCGCTGAAGTCGAACTCGATGCTCACGTGATCAGCTCGATCGGGAATCGTTGCGCGGTCTGTAGCGCGCCGGGGCGGGCGCCGGTGATCCGGTAGGTGCGGCCGGCGGCGTCGACGCGGTCGTCGGTGCGGATCGTGTGGGTCGCGTCGGCGGGGATGGTGAGGAGTCCCTGTTGCGCGGCGACGGCCTGCGATGCGGGGTCGCGGTCGGAGACGGCTGTGGTGCGGAAGGTGATCCTGCCAGGGCCGCGGTATGAGGTGACGGTGGTGGTCGTCTTGGTGAGGGTGTCGGGGTCGACGGTCTCGGTGGCGGTGTAGACGTGCACCGGCGTGGTCATGAGCGTGCGTGCGGCGGCGCGGCCGCGGGCGGTGACGGAGTGGACGCTCATGTGTCACCTCGGGGAGATCGTGAAGGCACCTCCGCGGGGGCGGCCGGTGGTGATGGGGCGGAGCGCGTCGATGTCCTCGGTGGCGACGTACAGCTCGCCGGCGGTGGCGGGGTCGCTGCGGCGGTACTCGTAGTCGTCGATGCGTTCGCTGAGGTACCCGTCGGGGTTGCGGAGGACGCGGCGGACCATGCCGACGACGATGCGGGTGTAGGTCCGTTCCCACCGGGCGGTCGGGGACGCGGGTCGGGTGACGCCGGCGCGTTCGGCGGCGTCCTCGAGCATGTCGGAGGCGTCCTGGATGAGGGCGAGGACTGTGTCCTCTTCGTCGCTCGTGAGCGGCCGCCAGCGGTCGGTGATGTCTCCGGCCACGACGGCCACCCACGAGTCGGACACGGCTACTCCTCGGTGTTGGCCTCGGTCGGGATGCCGGCCTCGGCGAGCGCGGCGATGATGTCGTCGCGGGTATCGTCGTCGTCGATCTCGACGGCCTTCCCGGCTCGCTCGAGCGCGGCCTTGGCGTAGTCGATCCACGCGTCGCGGCTGGAGCCGGCGCCGCCCTTCGGGGGTGATGTGAGCTCCGGCGGGGTGGAGTCGCTGCCGGCGGCCGCGGCGGCGGCCTTCCGGGCGGCGTCTTCGGCGTCGGCGACCTGCTGCGCCTGCTCGGCGGCGGCAGCTTCGGCAGCGGCGCGGGCGTCGGCGGCGGCCTGCTCGGCTTCTGCGGCGGCCGCGGCGGCGTGCTCGTCGTCGATGATGATGGCGTCGTTGGTGATCTGCTTCTTCGCCCAGGCGGGGACGGTGTCGCCGGGCTTGAAGGAGTGGACGGTGCCGTCGTCGTGACGCATCGCCGTGTAGTCGGTGAACGTGTGCTTGCTCATGTGGTGACTCCTCGTGTGGTGGGTCCGTGCGAGGGGGAGCACCGTGTGACCGGTGCTCCCCCTCGTCCGGTCAGAGGACCTTGGCCGCGAGGCTGAGGTTCGCGTTGGCGAGGGTGGGCATCGCGATGGCGTCGGCGATGACCTCGGCGATGAGCGGGGGCTTCTCGCCGCGGTAGACGCCGGCGACGATCCCGGGCTGCTCCTCGTCGGCGAGGCCGAACCGCTCGTCCGTGGAGGTGAGCGTCTGGCCCCACACGGTGGAGCCGAGCTCGGTGTCCTCGAACGCGTTCGGGTCGACCGCGGCGGGCAGGAGCAGGAGCCGGTCGTCGGGCAGCACCTTGCCGGCGGTGGTGCGCCGGTTGTACCGCTCGATGGGCGGCAGGCCCGCGCCGGTGACGATCGCCTGCACGTCCGTGTCGGTGGCGGGTCGGGATCCGCCGCCGACGAGGTTGACCTTGAACTCCGTCCCGTTGGCCAGCGCGCGGAACACCCGGTTGGAGACGAGCATGGCGCCCGGCTCGACACCGTTCTCGGCGATGTACAGATCGAACAGCGTCTGCAGGTAGGCGATCCGGCTGACCGCGGGATCCGTCCACAGGTTCGCGGCGGTGGTGGTGAAGTCGCCGCGGCGGCCGAAGTCGTCGTCGGCGCCGAGGTTCGCGATCGTGGCGCGTCCGGTGGTGAGGACGGTGCCGCGGAGCCGCTCGACCCGGTTGGCGATCGCGCGGGCGACGCGGAGGCCGGTGGAGAAGATCGATCGCTCGACCTGCTCGTCGGCGGCGTTGCGCCCGCGGAGCTGCTCGTACTCGGAAACGATCTCCTCGGCGCCGACCGCGGGGATCTCGAGCACGACCCGCTTGCGGGACTGGCTCGGGATCCGCTCGATCTCGGCGTCGTAGGCGCGGTAGATTGCCTCGGGCACGAGCCCGGCGGAGCCCTTGATGAAGCGCACGACGGTGTCGGCGACCTCACGGTTGGGGAGGTAGCGGGCGAGGGTGCCCTGCTGGTCCTCGTACTCCTCGAGGCCGGCGCGGATGTAGCCGGTGAGGTCGGCGGGCTCGACGATGTCGGTCCAGAGAGCCATCAGTTACCTCCGATCAGGGTGAAGCCGTTGGTGCTGCCGGTGCCGGCGTTGAAGGCGCCGGTGGGCAGCTTCGTGACGTCGACGAGCCCGTGCCGGAGCAGGGGGACGGACAGCTTGCTGGTGCCCTCGACCTTGGCGTCGAAGAGGACGAAGCCGAGCTTCTCGGTCGCGCCTCCCGTCCACGGGGTGAGGGCGGCCTCGTTGGCGGCGTTGACGGGGGTTCCGGAGCGGATGAACCCGTCGGGGAAGTGCGTCGACTTGGTGAACGACGCCGGGTCGATGACGCCGGTGCGCGCGTTGCGCATCCCGTGCGTCGATGCGAGCCAGGTCTGGTCACCGCTGCCGTACGTCTCCTCGCGGAGCTTGGGCATGGTCAGTCCTCCTTGGACTTCTTGGTGCGTGAACGTTGGGCTTCGTACCGGTCACGACCGGACTGCACGGATCCGGCGTTGGCGTTGTTGTCGCGGCCGCCCTGCGAGGGGTCGCGGCGGCGCTTCTCGGGCTGCTGCTCCCGCTCCTGGGTGTTGTCCTTGACCCAGTCGGCGATCGCGGTCTCGTCCGTCTTCCCGTCCGTGACGAACTGGGAGAAGTCGAGGCCGAATAGCTTCGCGGGGTCGTAGTCGCGACCCTTCAGAGCGGTGGCGAGCTTGTCGCCGGCCCGCTCGGCGGCGTGCGCGGCGTCCCGACCGGCGAGCGCCGTCTCGATCCGCTTCTGCACGTCGGCCTCGCTGAGACCCTGCGACTGCTGCTCGCCCTTCTTGCCGTCGTCCGGCGCGCCGTCCTTCGACTGCTTGCCGGACTCCTGCGCGTCCCACTTCCCGGCCTTCTGCTTGAGGTCCTCGTAGTCGGGGTACTTCGCCGCCTCGGTGCGTGCCGCACGCGCGACGCGGTCGCGGATGAGCTCGTCGAGGTCGGCCTGCGTGGCGGGCGGCTTGTAGCCGTCGGTCCCTCCTCCCCCGCCGCCGCCCTGACCGGCGTCGTCGGCCGGGGCGAAGAACCGGATGCCCATGAGGGTCAGCCGGGTGGGGAATGTGGAGATCTGCGCGGGGTGCTGCCAGGTGTGCATGGTGGTGTGACCTTCCGTTTTTCCAGGCCCGTCGGCCGCCGTACAAGGCCCGTCGGCCCCACGATTCGCTCGCGTAGCGTCCACGCCGGGTGGCGGGAAGTCAGGTGAGGCCGAGGCGGCGGGCGAGTGCCTGCGCGCCGGCCGGGTAGGGCTGCACACCGTTGCTGGGGTCGCCGCGGAGTGCTCGCAGCTGCACCTGCATGGCTTCGCGGGCGAAGCGGCGGTGCTCGTCGGTGAGGGGGCGACCTTCGGTGAAGGGGTTCTCGCCGCGGGTGACGCGTTCACGGACGACATAGGCGTCGTAGACGCGTCGCTCGGCGGCGGTCATGGTGGCTCGGTCGAGGCGGTCGCGGACGCCGGCGTCGCGGGCGCGCAGCACCCGATCGCGCTTGCTGCCGATGACGATGGGTCGGCTGATCGGGGTGGTGTAGGCCTCGTGGTAGCGGCCGAGGATGTTCCCGCCGGGGGTCTGTGGGCCGGTGATGTAGCCCTCGTCGCGCATCATCCGGAGGGCGCTGGTGCGGGTGCCGGCGGTGCGGTAGATGTCGTCGATGGTGCGGCGGGTGGGGGTGCCGTACACGCGGGCGGCCTTGGCGGTGCCGAGGCCGCGCTGGTCGATGTTGACGACGCGGTAGATGTCGGCGCCGTCGCGGATCGCGCGCGCCTCGAGCCGGCCGAACTTGGCGTCCTGCTCCTCGGTGGTGAGGGCGGCGAACGCGGCGTACGGGTCGGTGGTGAGGTCGCCGGCGACGTCTTCGGTGGCGGGGATGTGCCGGCAGTCGCAGCGGGGGTGTCGTTGGAAGCCCTCGTTCCAGCGGAACCACTTGCCGGCGAGGATGATGCACCGGTTGCAGGAGGGCAGGTTCAACATCCGCGTGTACCCGGTGAGCTGCGGGCGGGCGGCGAGCCCGATGGCGGTGGCTTCCCGGGAAGCGTCGGCGACCGCGGTGCGGACCGCCATCTTCAGCCACCGCTCACCCCGGACCAGGGCGGCGGCGGGCGAGTACCCCTGTCCTACGGCGATCTTCGCGTCGGCGATCGCGCCGTACAGAAGCCCGTCAAGCGTGCGTCCGTCGCCGGAGGTCCGCGTGACCGCTGCCGGGAGGAAATGCCCTACTGGCAGGTCGGGTTGGGCGGTCTCGAAGAGGACGTGCTCGAGGTACACCTGCGAGGACGCTGCGGCGGCGAGCTGCGCCTCGACGAGCACGGGCAGCAGGGACGCGCGCATGGCGGGGAAGCCGGCGTCGACGTCGACGTCGATGTTCCGCCATGCGGCGCCCGCTGCGACCGTGGTGAGGGTCACGATCTGCTGCTGCTGCCGGTAGTACTCGCTGGCGGCGGTGGGGAGCATGGTCCCCCTCCGACGGTCAGGCGGCGGTGTTGCCGGTCAGGGTGCGCAGCTCCCGCGCGGCGGCGGCGATGTCGGGGTCCTCCGCCTTGTCCATGGCCGCCATCCGCTTCCGCTGCTCGGGCGTGTAGCCGAGGTCCTCGCGGGCCATCTCGATCGGGACGATCGAGCGGCCGCGGGAGTCCTTCGCGGTGACGAGCTTGACAGTGGCGTCGGACTCCTGCGCCTTCGTCGGTGTCGACGCGCTACGCCAGATGACCTCGATGCGCTTGGCCTTCTCGGCGTCCTCGGTGCGGCCGGCTTCGAGGAGCACCAGGCGCTGCTCGAGCTCGTCGGAGGTGCCGAAGCTGACCTGCTTGCGTTCGCTGCGCTTCACCAGCTGCGTCTCGGAAGACCGGATGGCGTCGGCGGAGGCGGGGTTGTCGCCGGTGTCGAAGCCGTAGTGGGGCGGTAGTGCCGCCTGCTGGATGATGAGCTGCCCCAGGAGCTTGATCGACTCGTGGAAGTTGCTCAGCGACGACTCGGTGAACTGGCCGGCCTTGACGTCCTTGTTCTGGTGGGCCCAGATCTTCCCGGCGATCGCCGACCAGTCGCTCAGTGGGTTGCCGTCGGCGTCCTCGAAGTCGGCGCGGTCCATCCCGAACACCCACCGGCGGGGCATGGCGTGGTACTCGCCGGAGGTCATCATGTCGGTGGCCATCTTGTTGACCCCGTCGGCGAGGGGCAGGATGCCGTGGAACTCGGACCGTCCCAGGCGCTGGTCGTACTTCGATCGCTGCGTGCGGGCACGGCCGAGGGTGCGGGGCTGGTTCGTGTAGGGCACGAGCTGCGCGAGGTCGTAGCCGGTCTCGGTCTCGTCGTCGAGGACCCAGTCGCGTCGCTTCTGCTTCACCCAGGTGGTGCGTCCACCGGGCTGGTACAGGGTGATGAAGCGGGCACCGTCGAGCTCGGTCCACTGCTTGATGCCGTTGGCGACGGCACCGGTGCGCGGGTCGAGCTCGTGCATGCAGTCGAACGGGGACTCGGCGGTGATGAGTGGCACCCCAGGGTCGTCGCCGGGTCCGACGAGCTTGTAGGCGCGGCCGAGGGCGAGGCACTCCTGTCGGACCTGCTGCCCGAGGAACCCGCCGTTGTTGGCGAGCTGCACGTCCCACAGGTCGTCGTCGGCTTCCTCCGCGTCGGGGAGGCGGTAGCCGCGGATATCCAGCCGGTCGTCGTAGGCGAACACGACGGTGCGGGGGAACTCGACCACCAGGGCGGTGAGCCGGTCGCCAAGCTCCTCCTTCAGCGCGGGGACGATGAAGGACAGCGGCTGCTCGCTCTCGAAGTACTGGTCGTACCGGAGGAGCTTGCTGGTCTCGGTGGCGAGCTTGCGGCGGAGGCGATCGCGGATCTTCTCGAGCTCGGTGGCCACGCGGTCCTCCTCTCAGCGCAGCACGCGCATCTTGCCCCGCGATCGCCGCGGTTCCCATCCGGTGGCGAGCACGTCGCGTGCTGCGGTGTGGGCGAGGACCTTCGCCATGGCGGCGTCGATCTTCTGCTTCTCGGACGGCTTGCCGAGGATGTACTTCTGCCCGGGCTTGCCGATCTTCTTCGCGGCGAGCATGTGCCCGGACGCGACCGGGTGGCCGTCGTGTCGGATGCGGCCCTCGGCGAGGTCGTTCGCGAACCGGGCGAGCTCGGCGTGCATGGCGCCGACCCGGTTGGTGGGCCAGGCGATGACGTGCTCCTCGCCGTGCTGCAGCGCCCACGTCTCGATGTCGGTGTCCCAGTCCTGCGGGTCGCAGTACATGCGCTGGACGTCGTACCGGTCGAACATCTCGCCGACCGCGGTGGCGACGTCGACGTGCGGGATGCGGTCGCCGTGCTCGGCGGGGTTCCACAGTGTCGCGACCTGGTCGGGTCCCCACATCGGGGTGAAGGAGTACCCGTCCATGGTCTCGCCCTGCAGCGCGGTCCAGTCGTTGTTCAGCGACCCGTCGAACCCGAGGCAGATGGGTGTGCCGGCGGGCGGATTCGGGAGGAGACGTTGCCGACTGCGGGCGGCTGCTGTGGGGCGCACCCGGTCAGGCGATGGCGTGTAGATCCGCATACGCCGCCTCCCACAGCCCGTCTGGTAGCCAGGACCCGAGACCGCGGACCAGCTTGTTGCCGTAGAAGCGCTCCGCCTCGGCCGGGTCGGTCTCCATGAGCTCCGCGGCTTCGGCCTCGATCGAGTCGATGTCGATGTGCGCCGAGCCGGCGTACACGTACTGGTGGATCTTCCGCCGTTCGCGCTTGTTCTTGTACGACAGGTGCGCCGGCGGTTCCCGGTACAGCTTGAACACGTCCTTCGCGGTGGACTCGAAAGTCTGCTGCGCGGTGGACTCCTCGGACGGGTCCCACGCGTTGGTGAGCTCCATCCCGCGGCCGCCCATCGCGGTAGTGCCTCGGCGCATCGTCCGGGCGACCTTCACCAGCCCGTTGGAGGCGGTGTAGATCCCGGTCTCATCCTGCAGGAACCCGGTGGTCGGGTTCCCGAGGCGGGACTGCGCGGACGCGGTCACCTTGTCGATGCGGCCCTCGTCGCCGATGCGGACGAACTGCTCACCGGCGGCGACCCGCTCGGACAGGGGCCCGTTGCGGATCATCGACAGCAGCGGCCGCCACATGTTGTCGACATGGTCGTCGGAGGTGGCCATGAACTGCACGAGCGGTGTCGGCCACGGCATCCCCATGGGCTCGCCGAGCTCGTACTCGTACACGAAGCCGCACCCGCACCCGTGATCGCGACAGTCCCACTTCTCGCCGCCCTGCGCCCACCCGGCGAACAGGTCGGGGCCGAGTGCCATGACGCAGCCGGAGGCGGCGCCGTAGGGTGACTTCCCGACCTTCTGCGGTCCCACGATGAGCGAGCGCCGGTACTCGAACGCCTGGTTCTTCACCGGGTTCGCCGGCCGCCACGGGGTGCCCGGACGCACCCGGCCGTGATTCAGCGTCCCCCAGAGCTGCCAGTCGGTGAGCACGAGGGGCTCGCCCTTGTGGAACCCGTCGGGGATGGGGCAGTGCCACGCGATCCAGTCCGCCTGGAGGTAGCCCAGCGTCGGGAAGTCGGCGACCCAGTCAGGCGTCGGCGCCGACATTCGGCACCGCTCTCAGCCGGCCTCGAGCAGATGGGATACCGACAGGCGGTGGCGGCGCCTGCTCCGTCCCGGTCGCGGCGAGCACCCGGTCGTCGGTGGAGATTCGGTAGCCGGCCTTCAGCAGCGCGGCCGGGTTCAGCAGGAGCACGTTCTCCTGCTGCAGCAGTAGCGTGCGACGCGCGGCGGGCACGCCGACCTTCTCCGCCTCGACGGAGGTGCGCACGTACATTGCGACCTGCCGATGCATGAACTGCTCGTCCCACACTCGAGCCTGCGGGAGCTTCCACAGCTCGGCCCACACCGTCTTCTCGCGCGCGCTCGGGCGTGCGAGCGGCCACGTGGGTGTGTCGCCGGCGCGCACCCGGGGCAGCACCTTGATGAGGCCGCCCTCGAGCCGCGCCGCTTCCGCCAGCGAACCGGGCTCCGGTGTCCGGCCGGCGCCGGGACGCGATCCGCCTCGAGGCATACGGGACCTCCTAGGGGCGGACGAGGAGCGCTGCCCTCGGGCGAGCGGTAGCGGATGAAGTCGGCGCGCGATCTTTGATTCCGCCCGACCAAGCAGCCACCTCCCCGGCGGTCCTGCACATGGTGGGTGTTGGGGGTCCTCCCCCCACCCCTCTGACCGGCCTGTCTACCCGGTCGGGAGGAGGCCGAGGGTGCCGGTCGTGAACAGGAGTGCGGTAACCACTGCGACGGTGGTCGCGGCGAGTGCGGGGCGTGCACGGTGCGGCGCGCGTGCAGGGGCGGCGCGCCAGTCATCGACTGCGGGGCGGTGCTGCACGGTGGTGGTGCGGCCTGCTGCTGAGCGGGCTGCGCGGGCGGTGATGCGGGCGGCGTGTGTTCGTCGTCCGCGGCCGGGCTTGCTCATGCTCAGGCGGCGGGCGGGGTGTCGTCCTGCTGCTCGGCCTCGACCGTGTCGGGGGTGGGCTCGGTGTCGGGCGTGTAGTCCTTCACCTTCGAGTAGCTGGTGCGGCGGGTGAGGGTGACGAGCTTGACGTCGGGCTCGAGGCCGAGGCTGCGCATGTTCGCCTCGTACTGGGCCAGCTCCTGCTGTGCGGTGCTGGGGTCGGCGTGGAAGCCGGACAGGATCGCGTCGCTTCGCGCGACGGCGAGGAGCTCTTCGGTGGTGCTGTCGGTGCTCATGGTGGTGTGCCCTTCTGGTGTGCGCGGCGTCCGCCGTCTGCTCGGTTGCACTGGTTCGCGTGCTCGGGTGCGAGACCGCCAGGACGGTCGGTGGGGTGTCCGAGGTCCCATGGCGTGCCGGGTTCGATGCGCAGGCCGCAGCGTGCGCACCGGACGGTGCCGGCTGCGACTCGTGGCGCCCACCGTCGGCGATCGGCATCGTGCTGGGCGTCGTAGCCGCGCTGCTGTCGTGTGCCGCGGAGATGATCACGCTCACGTGCATGCACTCGACAGCGGCCAGCCTGAGAGATGAGCGCCGGGCAGCCAGGCTCGGAGCAGACGCGCATCAGTCTCCGATGTCGGTGGCCCGGTGTAGCGTCCGTACACCCGAGCGAAGGAGGAAGTAATGGCGACGAAGGCCGACAGTGCGCAGGCGTGGATAGATGCGAAGGTCGAGGTGCTGACCTTGATGAAGCAGGTCGCCGCGATGGAGGTGGACGTGAAGTACCAGGCGCAGACTCTGTCCGAGCTTGCGCTGGCATACCGCTACCTTGAGGGCGGACAGCAGGTGGCGACGACGAATCGTTGATCTTGTGGGTGAGCGCGCCAGCATGTCCCGTGCGGCGCGCTCACCCCGACCGACGTCCAGCACCCCATGCCTGCACCGGTCGATGCCGCCCGTCACCGGGAACGACGAAGCCCCACCGGCCGCTGCCTGGTGGGGCTCTCGCGCCTGTCCGGGAGAAGACGGACTTCTAGCGCGCGTCCTCAGAGTACCCGATCGTGGGTTCACTCCTGCGGTGGTGCGGGTAACGGTGTGTCGGTGTACGGATCAGGGGTCCGCTAAGTCGCCCCATCGCCGCGATTAGGCTGCGCTCGTGGAAGTGTGGGTAGCCCTGATCGCAGTGCTGGGCACGCTTGGCGGAGCCGCTCTCGCGCCCTTGCTCACCTTCATCGGTCGGGCCGGCGAGCGTCGGCGTCAGGTCCTGAGTGATCGAGTCGACGCCGCTGCTGCCTTCGGTGTCGCTCTCCTGAACCACGCGACGCATCCGGTGGGGAGCTGGGACGGACCAACCTTCCGTAAGTACCGAGACGAGGCATATCGGTGCCGAATCCTCCTGGCGCAGCATCTCGGCGCAGGCGACTCGCGAGTCGACGTGTTCACCTCCTACGCAGTGAGCCACCTCAAGCTGCACGATCCCGTAGAGCACCGGACGTGGTTGGCCGAGCACGCGTCGTTCCGGCTCATGGAATGGGCACGAGGAACGCGCCCCGCGCGTGACCTGCAGTTCTTCGAGATTCAACGAGTCGCTGATGGCGACTCCAACCTGCACATCGTCGACATACCGCGCTCCGACGAGTAGACGGTTCAAGACGGAGGACCCTGTGGTGCCCGCTCAGCGGACAGCGCGAGCTGCTGGTTGCGGTAGAGCTCGTAGGTGGTGCGGCCACGTCCGTCGACCATGTACGGCAGCATCACCTCATCGAGGGTGGCGAGCTGCGCGTCGATCAAGGCGGCCTGCGCTTCGAGCCAGTCCTTCGCGATGCGCCACGCCACACGGGCGGCCTGCGCAGACGTCGCTTGGCTCTTCGACACCTTCGGGTCCTGCTGCATGGCGGATAGCACGCCGGCGGTGCGCACCGGGAGCTCGAACTCGCGCGGGCCGTACTCGGTGGTCATGGTGAACGCGATACCGGACGCGACGCCGTACTCGTCGAACAGGGTCGAGATCCGAGACACTCCACGGCGGGCGAGGTGCCCAGTGATCTCGCCCATCGTCTTCGATACGTCGATGGAGGTCGTGTAGTTCAGGATCGGCATCAGCTGACCTCCTCGAGTTCGTTCGCCTCGACCACGGGCGCCTGTGCCACCCGGATTGCGTCCCAGTCCAGCCGGATGCCCAGTAGCCCGCCGAGGCGCTCCACCTGATCATCCCCGACCCAGGAAGCCTCGCAGTTCGCGCAGTCGATGACGATCTCCTGCCCGGTCTCCACGGTTGACCACAGGGTCGATGTGCGCACCTGCTGCTCCCCCGTGCCCTTCACCACCCACCTCACGCCGCAGCGCGGGCACGGGGCCGTGATCTCCGTCATCACCGGGCGGTCGAAGTGCCGGCGGATGCGGCGCACCATGTGCGTCAGCGCCTCCTCGGCGACCTGCCGCTGCGCCTCCGTGATCTCGCCCCACTCTTCCGCCGCCGTGAACTCGTTCGCCCACGCCAGCAGGTTGAACCGGGCCGACCGCGACGGCTTCAGCTCCGTCACCTGGTGGAACAGGGTTGCGATGCGGCCGGTGATGTCTTCCCGCAGCTCGTACGTGTCCGCGTCGAACCCGATCCGCTCCGATTGCGACGAGGCGCCGCCCTTCGTCCGTCCCACGTTCGCGAGCATGGCCTCCTGCAGCTGCACGAGCAGGGGCGCACCCATCCGGTCGCCGTCGGACGTGTACACGGCCAGCTCCTGCACCAGCTTCGCGATGCTCACAGCACACTCCCCGCGGTGATCCGGGCCGCCGCCTCCGCCGCATGCTCGAGCACCATCTCCCGCGCCCGGTCCGCATGGTGCAGCAGCTCCCCCGCCAGGTCCTCCGCCTGCTCCGGGGAGTAGTCCGTCACCTTCCGGTGCTGGGTCAGCTCCACCCGGTACTCGTCGTTCACGTCCACCGACGCCACCTCCACCGTTATCTGCTCTGTGATCGCCATGCTGTGTCTCCTCCTAGAACGGGGCCGTGGGTGTCCACGGCCAACTCGTCATGCCCCGCGCGATCCGCGTCGGCCACTTCCTCTGATCCCGGTCACCACGCCACCGGACGAGCTGGTACTCGTTCGACGTCCGGGCGTTCTTGTTCACCTGCAGCCCCAACCCGAACTCCGGCCACCCCAGCAGCGCCGCAGACCCGCGCGGCCGCAGATCCCGGACACCGCCGGCGCCGATCGCGTGCCCCGCGTGTGCCTCGATCACCATCGCGAGACCCCGCTCACGGAGGGTGTCGAGAGCGGCGAGGAGCGGAGCGGCGTCGTCGTCTGAGTTGATCGCCCGCGGGATCAGCCGGTACAGGGGGCCGATGAACAACAGGTCCGGGCGGTGCTCGTCGACCATCCGGTGGACCTGCCCGAGGTCCTGATCCTTCGACAGGTCCAGGCGGGGTGCGCAGATGATGCGGATCACCTCCGCCGGGTTCAACGACCCCTGCAGGGCCGCCTTCGCCACCAACGGGCGGGCCGCACGGCGCCACTGCTTCTCGCTGTTCTCCGCGTCCACAATCAGCACCCGCGCCGGCCGCATCGGGAAGAACGTGAACGGGTGCATCCCCGCCGCCGACAGGATCGCCAACTGCCGCACCAAAGTCGACTTCCCGCCACCCTCCACACCGGTGAGGAGCATCCGGTCGCCGCGCTCGAGGAGCCCGTCAATGACCCAGTCGTACTCGTCGTCGCCCTCGAGGATGTTCCCCAACGGCACCGGCTGCATCGCGGTGGACGCGTGGTTGTCGCGCAGGTTGACCAGGTCCTTCTGCGCACCCGCGAGAGCAAGCGCCGGGTCCGACGTGAGCGCATTCTGCAGGCGGATCGCGATCTCCTGCAACCCGCGGCGTACGGCGTCCTCCCGCACCTGCGCCGCGTACCAGGTGACGTTCTGCGCGGTAGGGAGCTCACCGATCCACGTGTGCAGGTCAGCGGCCTCCACGCCCCTGACGTCGTTCCATGTGGCGAGTCGAGTGCCGACTGTGATGACGTCGATCGGCTCCCGGTTCGAGAACATCACCGCAAGACGCCGGTAGATCGCCCCCAACCGTTGGTCCCCGAAGTCAGCCGGCGCGCACTCCTCCGCCGCGAACCGCAGCACCCGCGAGTCCAGCAGCACCGCCGCGATCACCGCCTGCTCGTTGCTGATCACGCGACACCCCGCATCAGCGCCCGCACGTAAACCCGGTGGCAGGCGCGTCGGGTCTCCCCGTCCTCCCACTCGCCGTCCCGCGGGCACCAGTACTCGATACCGAGCTCGGGAGCCCCGGCGGTGCACAGCAGCGCCTCACCATGAACGTCGAGCTGGTGGGCGTCCCAGTACGCGTCCTCGGACATCAACCACGCATCGACCTCACGCGGCTCCGTGTCCTCGTCGACGTACCAGTGCCCGCAGTACTCCGCCGAGTCGAAGACCTCGACCGTCCGAACGCGCCTCACCGGAGCATCCACTCTTGGCCCTCAGGCACCTCCATGGGTGTCCGCCCGCCTTCACGAGTCGGCAACGGCTCGTCATCCCACCGACCCGCGTTCAACCACGACGACGGATGCGGGATGAACTGCTTCTCGGGCAGGTTGGGGTCCGCTGCGAACTGACGAGCCCCCGCGATGACCACCGACACGTCCACCGACCGCACCGCCTTCGCGAACGCCCGCCGAGCCGCGTCCTTCCCCACCTTCCGCGGGTACGCCATGTAGAACTCCGCGAACGACTTCTCACCGTCACCACGAGGTGACGAAGAGACCCTGTTCCCCTGTTCCTCTGTTCCTCTGTTCCTCTGTTCCAGGCGCGAGGGTCTCGCGACATCCTCGCGAGGGTCTCGCGAGACTTCCGCGATTCCCTGATCAGGGCCGGGATGACGCGACTTGTTCGGCTTATCCACCCGCTGATGCTTCGACCACCCCGTCACCGCCAGATACCGGCGCCCATCGACCTCGTAACGCACGATGAGAGAGCGTTCAGACAGGTTCGACAACCCTCGCGAGACTCTCGCGAAGGTCTCGCGAGGGTCTCGCTCGAGGTCCGCGGCGAACAGGTCCGCGGCGATCGAGGCGAGCTTGTCGACGCCCGTGCCGTCGTCGTCGACGTAGGACCACAGCCCCACGAAGAGGAGTCGATCCTCGATGCTCAGCGACGAGATGTCGTCCGACCGCCAGAACTCCGGCTTGATGCTCCTGATCCTCATCCCGTCTCCTCCTCGTCGAACTGGCCGGCCACGATGCGCGACGCCAGTCCCGCGTACACCGCCGCCACCAGGACGTTCCGGTGCTGCTCCTTCGACCGCAGCCACCGCAACAAGGCGACCCGCGACAGCGGCCTCACGCCAGCACCCCAAGCAGCCCTGTAGCGCGCCGCGCCTCGACCGCCTCAGCCCCGAACAACCGCACCCGACCACCACGGTCATCCAGCAACCACCAATGCCCCAGCACGTCACACAGAGGCACCGACGCCGGCCGCATCACCTCCTGCCGGATGGTGAACCCCCGCCGTGCCGACTCCACCCGATGCGACTCAATCCACCCGTGACACCCCGTTGTCCCCGACCCATGCAGCGTCACCAGATTCCCCGGCAAGTTCGCGTCCGGCCTCGACGTGCCACCCATACCCCGGGCACGCCGGTGCTGCAACGAGTAGTCCTCTCCCACCGTCGAACCGCACCACTGGCACGCGTCCTCATCCCGTGCGAGCACGAGCGCCCGCACTGACCGCGACACGCCGATCACGTGGCACTCGCCGATACAGTGCGAGGCGTGGACGTTGCTGCCCTGATCATCAGCCTGATCGCCGTCATCACAGCGATTGCAAGCGCCGTGTACACCCGGCGCGCGGTCGAAGTCGCTGAGAAGAGCCGCGTGATCGAACAGGACCCGTTCCTGCGCGTGAAGAAGGGAGCCATGATCGGGGTGAGTTCTGACGAATGGATCCTCGAGAACACTGGAAACGGTCGTGCGCTGAATATCAGCATCACATTCGACATGGACCCATACGGCCGCCAATATGGGTACCCGAGTATCGATGTGTTAGAGCCACACTCCGAGGTCATGATCAGCACCACCAATCCACTTCCGGTATTCACGGGTCTGTACGACCGGAAGACCGCGAAGTCCGAGCGGATGACTGTGGAGTGGAGGACGGGCGACGGCCGGAAGTTCTCTCGGTCAATTGCCTTCATTGGGGACTGAGCGTGTATCACACCATCACCTCCATACCGAGCGACTCCAACACCGCAGCACCCAGGTCCCGCGCCACAGGCGGAGTGACGGCGTTGCCCGACTGCTTCACCTGCTCGCGCTTGTTCCCGAGCAAGATGTAGCCCGCCGAGAACGCCATCCCGACCTTGATCTCGTGCGGCTCGAGCATCCGAAACTCGCAGTCGTCGACCGCGGCGTCGATGTTGTCGAGCGACGACTGGTGCCCACCCGTGGTGAGCGTCCGCATGACCTCGTATACCGGCGTCGTCATCTCCGCGCCGCCCGTGTTGTTCCGCATCAGCAGCGCGTGGTGATTACCCTCCGCCGAGACCGTGTCAATGGGCGACGACACGGGCTTCGCGACACCGTGGTTCCGCATCGGCACCACAAGCGCGTGGTTCAAGCCCGTCGTCATAGTCGCGAGCGGCTCCTGCGGCGCCATCGGCCGGTTCTCCGCACGCTGCATCGCGATGAACGCTCCCCGCGGCACCAGCACGCCCGTCTCGTTACGCGTTGACTGCGTCCTCAGCGCCTCTGACGCCAGCGCCGCCGCCTTCCCCTCACGACCCTCCACGGGCACCACAAGAGGCGGCACCGCCACCCCGTGCTCCACCGACGTCGACTGCGTCCGCAACGCCTCACCCGTCGACCACACCCGCATGTATCCGGACCCCGACTCGTGCTGCGGATGCCGCGGATCCGCCGCATCGTACGTGTTCCCCGCAGCAGCGAGCTGCACGGGCCCCGCGTACTTCCTCAGCCCCGCCTCGATCCGAGCACGCGTCTTCGCCGCCAACGGCTTCGCCCGGTCACCGATCCGCTGACCCCGCAGCGACCAATCGATCGCCGACGCGGCAGGCAACCACCCCGGCTCCACCACCACCGCACACCGAGGGCACCGGTACAGGTACTGCGCCCGGTACCGCCCCCACCGCTCGGCCTTCTTGAACACCTGCACCGCCGACACCACACCGTGCCGCTCGCACAGAGCCCGCGGACGCGTCCACTTCTGCAGGTCCGGCCGCCGGTTCCCCTTCCGCCAGAAGACCACGTACATGCGATCCCTTGACTGCGGCGCCGGCGCCCCAAGAGCTTGCGCGTGCATGCTGTTCAGCCACACGATCTCGTGCTCGTACCCGAGCAGCTCCATCGTCTGCAACCACGCCGGGAACGGCACCCACCGGTACGCGTCCACGACGTTCTCGATGATGATCGCCCGGTACTGGTGGTACTCCGCAAACCGTGGAACATCCCACATCGTCGCCCGCGACCGGACCGCCGCCTCATCCGGCAACGGCTCACCGCCGAGCTCGAACAGCTGCGCCTGCGCTGCACGCTGCCGACGGATGCCCTTCGCCACCGAGTGATTCGTGCACTCCGGCGACGCCCACAGAATGTCCGTGGTCGGGAACCGAGACGGCTCCACCTGCGAGATGTCCGCCGAGTCGTGATCGGTGTCGGGGTGGTTCGCCTGGTGCGAGTCGATCGCGAGCTTCCAGTGATTCGCCGCCATTAGCACGCGCACACCCGGCAGAGCGGTCAGGCCGGACGACGAACCACCGGCGCCGCAGAACAGATCCGTGACGGTGATCATGAGGCCGCCTCTTCCATATCGAGCATGTCGAACAGGGTCGGCACCGACCCGCGCCGGTCTTCTTCCTGCTGGTACACGAGCGCGTCACGGAACGACGTCGGGTTCAGCTCCGCCATCCGGCCGCGCCGGCCGAGCTTCCGAGCCCGCAGGGGAACCGTCCCCAGACCGCCGAAAGGGTCGTAGACGAGTTCGCCGCGGTTCGAGTACCGCTCGATCAGCCGGTCGACGATGTCGAACTGCAGCGGGCAGATGTGGAACTCGAGGTTCCGCCTCGACTGCTCCCCGTTGAGGGTCATCATCCGGTTCACGTCGTCCCACACCCACGGCGACCACGACCCCGGGTACAGGGACGCGAAGGTCGCTGGCAGAGCGTTCCGATCCGCGAGGGCCTCACCGAGCCGGACATGCTCGGCGAAGTCGTACACGCCGCGCTGTGCCTGCCGGGTGAATAGCCGCGACCGCACCTCGGGCGCCAGCGCGGCGAGCTCGTCGACGGACAGGAGGCGGTCGCCGGAGGACCGCCAGTCCGCGGCGGCGTCTACCTGCCAGCGGGCGAGTGAGTAGTCCTCCGTCGCCTTCACGATGCGGTCGTCAGCCCACCCCTTCGACCGGTCCGTCTGGGGCTTGTGGAACAGGAGGATGTACTCCGGCGACCCGACGCCCATGGACGAGCCGTCCTTGCGCATCTTCGTGTACCCGAGCCGGTACGTCTGGTTGTTCTCCCGCACCACATCGGTCGTGACGGTGATCATCCCGAGGTAGTCGAACCCATGCTGCAGCGCGTGTGCGGTTGCCTCCATGTGGAACGGAGACACTGTGGGGAGACCGGCCCCGGTGACGGATCCGAAGTTGATGCGATCCTTCACGTGGCACGCGTACACGCGCCCCGGCTTCAGCACTCTCAACAGCTCAGGGGTGAGGTAATCCATCTGCGCCCAGAAGTGCCGGTTGTCGTCCGTGTGCCCGAAGTCGTTGTACGAGGGCGTGTACTCGTAGTGGTTCGCAAACGGGATCGAGGTCACGATCAGGTCGACCGAGTCGGTGGCGATGTGGTCGCGCGTCTCGACCACGCAGTCGTTCAGCGCCACTGTCCACTCACCGCCGGTCCGCACGTCCCGTTCGACGCCCATGGCGCGGGTGAGCTCGGCGGAGATCGCGGTCGGATTCAGCCCGAAGCGGCGGATGACGTTCGACATGGTGTCGGTGAGCTCGTCGTGCTCGTGCCACTTCGCCTCGAGAACCGACCGCACCTCCGTCTCTGACTCCGCGTACACGAGATGCACGACACAGGGCCGGGTCTGCCCGAACCGCTGAATCCGGTGCACCGCCTGGATGGTCTGCTCGAACTTGTAGGTGATGCCGACGAACACGGCAGTGTTGCACTGCTGCAGGTTCATGCCCTGCCCGAGCATCACGGGCTTTCCGATCAGCGCGTAGGTCTCACGATTGCGCCACTCGTCGAGACGTCGCTCCGCTTCTTCGTCGGCGAGGGAGCCGTGCACGGACGAGAACGTGAGACCGAGGTCGACGAGCATCCTCGCGAGCGCTTCCTGCTCGTCGTTCAGGTCGCACCACAGGATGATCTGGTCCGGCTCCCCGAGCGGTCGCTGCGCCCGGTGAGCGAGCACGATCTCCTGCACTGCGGCGACGCGCGCGGCGAGCGTTGCGCGCTTCTCCCGCGAAGCATCAACCATGGACAGCGCACCGCCGCGCACCAGCACGCCCTGGCCGTCGCGCTCGACCGCGTTGGACTGCAGGTCGATGATGACCTCGTTCCACCGCACGTTCAGCGCGGGGAGGTCGTAGCCGAGGTCGGAGAAGCCGAGGTCGGACGGCCGTGAGAGGAAGCACGCCCACGTGTTCAGCCACAGCCAGAACTCGTCTCGCTTGTGCGGGTACAGGGTCAGGTTCCCGGCCGAGGACGAGTCCCGCTGGAAGAACCGCGTCAGCGCCGCACCGGTGTCCATGATCCCGAGGAAGCCGGCGTAGTGGATCAGCTCCTTGTGCCGGTTGGGCGACGGCGTAGCCGTGGCGACGAACTTGTAGCGGGTGCTCTCGAACATGCCGAGGAACTCCTGATACGTCTTCGAGCCGAACGAGCGCAGCACCGCCGCCTCATCTAGCGACACGGCTGTGAACGGCGTGATGTCGAGCTTCCCGTCGCGCACCGACTCGTAGTTGCTGACGTACACGCCCGACCATGCCGGGTCGATCTGATCGGTGCGGCGGATGAACCGGACCTCCGCGCCGAGGAGATCTCGGCCGTCGCGGATGAACTCCCCGCGGACCCCGAGCGGCGCGATGATCAGCGCGGACCCGCCTTCACGAGCGAGCACGAGCCGCAGCGTCTCGAGCTGCATGATCGACTTCCCGAGCCCGAACTTCGCGAAGATCGCTCGCCGGCCCCCGCGCACCGCCCACCGGACGATCGCCCGCTGATGAGGTAGTAGCACGGGATGAACGTCCTCGTCTGCCACCTCGAACCCGAAGGTGCGGTCGAAGGCGACCTTCTCGCGCAGGAAGTCCTCGTAGCCGAGAGTCCCGTCAGCGCCCGTCTCGAGCCGCAGCGGCCCGCTCACGCCGCACACCCGCACTCGCCGCTGAGCGCGATCTCCATGAAGCACGACGTGCACACCGGCCGCGGCTTCACCTCCGCCGGGCACCGCGCGTGCACCCACGACTCCCCACCACCATCAAGCGGATCACGCCTGATCGCATCGCCCATCCGGATCTCCTGATCGCAGGCCGGGCACTCACCCGCGAACCGCGCCTCCACGCTCACGACGCCGCCTCCGAGAACCCCGCCTTGAACAGATTCGGTAGCCCTAACGCGCGCCGATGCAACGACACCGTGGGCTGCGACGCACCCATCTCCCTCGCCATCCGCGAGTCCGACCACCCGAGCGCATGCCACTCCCGCACCCGGACGTCATCCTCCGCAGTCCACGCACGCCTCGGGTTCCGCCCACTCGGCGTGCTCGCCGGCAGCGGAGCAGGCACAGGGGCCGCCATCTGCCCCGCCAACACGCGACGCACGCACTCCGCCACCAACGACCCGACCGACGTCCCCGTCCGCTCCGCCAGCCGCGCCATCCGCCGGTAGACCGCCACCGGCAGCATCGTCGACACCGGCACGTCGAAGCTCTCCTCCGGCGTCTCCTCGCGCACGCTCCGAGGACGATGAGCAACCTGGTAGCACGACTGGCAGATCCCCGCCTTCATCAGCCCCACAGTCCCCGGAGCGTCCACCGCAGCCACCCCTCGAGCCCTCATCGGCCGCCCACACACCGAGCAGTCACCCGCAGCCGTCATCACTGACCCCGCCCCGAGTGCCCTGCAGCGCCGTACATCGACATCACCGACTTGTTGATCGTCTGAGCCGCCGACAACTGAATCTCCAACGCCTTCATCTGCCTCTCCGCATGCCGGAACGCGACCTCCGCCGCATCCGCCTCACCCCGCTCCACCTGCGTCGCCTTCTCCGCCGCGTACTTCTTCTCCGTCTGCGGCCCCACATGCGCCATGTACGCCACCGCGTACGCGTGGTCGTACAGACGGGTGCGCTCCTTGAACCGCTGATGCGCCTGCGACACCGCCTTCACCCCCTGCGCGATCTCCCCCGCGAACCGACGGATCAGACTCTCGATCTCCGCCGGGTTGAGGACCTCGTTGTCGCTCATGACCAGCGACGCGGCTCCGGCGACACCCAACGGTCCGAGTGCGCACCGACCGCCGTCACCGCGTACGACACGAACCCGACCAGCAGACCCACCCCGAACGCACCGACCAGCACCGCGAGCACCCTCACGACAGCACCTCCGCCGCCGTCAGCCGCCCCACCTCGACGCCCTGCAGGTCCTGCCGGGGGTCCGCAGCACACCGCGTCAGATGAGCCTTCCCGTCTGCCACCGCGAGGACCTTCCACACGCCCTTCCACGTGTCCACAGACACGATGTCTCCCACCCCGACCCCGCTCACGAGTGCGCCCCCTCGGCATCCGCGATCGCGTCCAACGCCGAGTAGTCGTCCTCCGCCGACGCACCCGACCCCGGCTCCCGCGCTGTCCACGTGATCGGCTCCGCCGGCGCCTCCAACGGCACCGCCTTCGACTCCGGCTCCACCGGCGGCCGCGGGTCCTCGATGACCTTCTTCCGGTCCATGACCACGTCCCCGACGGTGCGCCCATCCGCGACGGTGAGCCCGAGCTCCTCCGCATCACGTGCCTGCATCCACACGTCCCGCAGCGCTACGAGGTCGACGCACCCGTTCGCGATCGCGACCCAGTCGCGCGACAGCACACCCGGCGACACGATGGGCTCCGACGGTGCCTCCACCACCGGCTGCTCCGCGGGGGCCGGGGCAGCCGCCGTGCCGCCGGCCTGCTGCATCTCCTCCGACGAGTACAACCCCGACAGGTCCTGCGGGAACGCCTTCCGCAGCGCCAGCATCTCTGCCACCTTGGCGAGCATCGTGTCCGGCATCTTGGACCACATGTCCGCGACGACCTTGCGCCCCGTCTTCGACCCGCCCGACCACTCGTCCTTCGTGACCACGTAGGAGTCCCAGCGAGCAACCGCGCGCAACGCCTGCCTATGACCACGCTTGAACACGCCCACACGGGCGTGCGTCGGGTAAGGCTGCTCCTCGGTCGGCGACCAGGCGACGGACCACGTCCGACCACCGTCGTTCGAGTACTCGACGTCCTCCTGACCCTCGTACGCCCCTGACCGCTCTGCCACGAGACGGGCACCGTCGATGCTGAGCTGAATGCCCCACTTCCCCGCCCGGTAGATGGCGTAGATCTGTCGAGCGATGGGGTCGAGCTGCGTACGCCGGCAGTGGGCGAGGAAGGCTTCCACGGTCGCCCTGTCGGCGAGGTACTCCTGCTGCATCTGCCCGCGTCCCTCGGTACGGACGAGACCGGCCGCCTTCACGAGCGCCTTCTCCTGCTCCGACCATTGCGAGGCGTCGCCCGTGGACGGCAGGGTCGCGATCACGTCACTCATCGGTGCTCTCTTTCGACTTCACCGCGGTCACCCGCAGCGTCGGCTTCCCCGGCACCACACGGGTCGACCGGAACCCGTCCACGTGCTTCTCCCAGGCACGCGTCACCGCCTGCAGATCCGCCCACAGCTGCGGATCCGCCTCCTTCGCCGCCTCCCGGTCGATGTCCTCGACCTCCACCTCCACCGGCGGGGAGTACGTCACCCGCGCCAACGTCGACGTCTGCGATCGGCCCGCCGCGAGCATCGCCGCCCACGCCGGCGCCTTCAGCGCCTTCGCCTGCCGCTCGAGGTCCAGCGCCCGCAGGTAGTTCACCGCGTGCGTGTCGAGCACCTCGTCTACCACCGGCGGCTCCCACGGCTCCGCCGCGGCCGCGTCGAGCTCGGCCAGGAACTGCCGGGCGACTCGCTCGAGCTTCAGCGCGACGGACTCGTCGTAGTTCAGCCATCGGAACTGCAGCTGCCCCGCCTCGAACCCCTCCTCGGGGCGACCGAGCCGGTACTCCCACCCGTACAGACACCGGCGGGCGCCGGTGACACGCATGGCCCATGTCATCTGTAGCTTGTAGCCGACCTCGTCGAACTTGACCGACCCGGGCGCGATGTCGTGGCCGGACGTCTTGTACTCGGCGATCTCGAGCTGCCCGTCGAAGTCCACCGACACCCCATCCGGGGACGCCAGGAACCGGGCCTCGTCCGCGGCGTGGAACACCCGCGACTCCGGGGCCATCCCGTACCGGCGGAGCGCCACATCCGCGATCACCGGCTCCCGCCGCTTCCCCCACTCCGTGTACGCGTTCCCGGTGAAGCCGTCGAGGGCGCGGCCGAGCTTCAGCGCGATCAGCTCCCGACGGAACGACGCTCCCTTCACCACCAAATCCCGCACCTCCGTCGCGGTGAGTCCCGCACGACGCTCCGCGAGCCACGCCTCCCGGTCCGTGTCGGACGCACCCGCCCGTGTGTTCACCTGCACGAGCGTCGTCATGCGGTCGGCTCCGTTCCGTAAAAGGCGTCGTGCATGAGCTGCTCGTCGGCGGATAGCGGCGGCGCGTCGCTCGACGTCAGACGGCGGGTCACCGTGTCGAACGCGTAGGTCATCACCAGGTCCGCGATCACGAGCGGCATCAGCACGGACGGGATCTCGCGCACCTCTCTGATGAGCTCCGCAGCGCCCGCGTCGATGGCCGCCTGTTGCTCCGGTGCCGGCAACTGCACCAGCGCCTCGACCCGAGCGAGGTGCCGCTCCTTCAGCCCAGCCGCATGGGTCTCCACGGCGTCCATCAGTCGTCGCCCTCGACGTCCGTGTCGGCGAGCTCCGTGTCGAAGTCCACCTCCGGACCCTCCGGCGCCGACTCGTCGAAGTCGAACGACAGCTCGTTCGCCCCCGTCCGCGCCTTGTACGCCGCCTCCTGCAGCGCCCGCGCCCGGTCCTCCTCCGCCTCCGACCGCATCGGCTCCACGTGATCGAACACCACGATCGGGTACCGCTCCCCCGCCAGCTCCTTGTCCACGATCTCGTCCACCCGCAGCGTCACCACCGCGAACACCGGCTCCTGCGGATTCGAGAGCAACTGCTCCTCCATCCCGTACAGCCCGTTCTTCTGCTCCTGCGGAAACCCCCGCTTGAATGCCACCGGCTTGATCTCGCTCGTCATCGCACACTCCCTCGCTCCGGCCACACCACGCTGGTCATGGCCTCCTCCTGCTTCCGACCCACAGCCCCATCCACCGGCCGGCCCAACCAGCGCGCACCCATGCACGCCAGAGCCGCCGCGTCCGCCTCGTTGTCATCCCGGAACCTCAGCCCCGGGAACCTTCCCCGCATCGCCGTCAGCACCTGCTCCTTCGACGCATGCCCCGCACCCGCCGCGTACTTCGCCCTCGTCGCCGGATGCACCACCACCACCTCGCCCCGCGAGAGAAGCTGATCCACCAGCAGACCGAAGAGCATCGCCCGCTCGAGCTGCGCCCCGCCCTTCCCCCCGCGGGCCACGATCGGCGCCTCGATCACCGTCAGCACCTCAGCCGGTGCGAACCGCAACGTCTGCCCGACGATGTACCGGATCCGGTCCCGCGTCCCCCGCGTCCCTCCACCCGCGCCCTGAGCGGACGTCGCCACTCGCGCGAGGCTGATCAGCCCGAGCTCGTCGACCCGCGCGAGACCCGTCATGGTGAACGACTGGTCCACCCCGAGGACCTGCATCAGCAGAGGGTGGAGAAGCGGAACACCTTCCACCACTTCGACCCGCTCGCGCCGCATTGCGTGCACGCGTACAGACGCACCGGGATCTCGAGCAGCTGCGCCTGGTGGCGGCCGCACATGATGTCCCCTGCGCCGCAGCACACACACCGCACAACGGTGTCCGCGACGTCGACGTGACGGTCGTTGCCCTGCGGGCACGTGGGCTTGAACTCGAGCGGCTTCAGCGCCGCGGCGTCATCGAGCATCATGCGAGCCACCAGCTCACCCACACGACGACCACGATGGCGGCGACGATGAACAGAGCCTCCTGCAGCCCCTCGACGAGGTCACGGCGAGTCACGCGCGTGCCTTCCGGATGCGCTGCGCCGCGACAATGATGCCGCCGAGGACGATCGCGCCGAGTGCGGGAATGGCCAGCCATCCGTCCACCGGACCGGTGGACGCGAGCTCGGGGGTCGCCTCGACCGTGGTCAAAATCGCGAGCGGCGGGTTCTCGTCGAGCGGCACATCGACCGGAGGTGCCACGACCTCCGGGGTGGGCTCGACCGGCACCTCAGGCGTCGGCGTCGGCTCCGGCTCGGGCTCCGGGACGACCGGTGCCGTACCGCACGGGATGAAGTCCCACGACGTCACCCACCCGTAGTCCTCACCCTTCTCGAGCGTCGGACCGAACGAGTCCGCCGGGAGCGTCGCCGCGTCGCCGGTGTCGATCTGGCACCAGCCGACCATCGTCCCGTCGTCGACGAAGGCCTGCTGCGGCCACGTCGCCGTCTCCGCGGTCGGCTTGACCCCGTCGGCCGGGTAGTCGGTCAAGAACCACGACAGAGTCACCGTCGCCGTACCGACGCCTTCCTCGGGCTGCTCTGTGCCGTACGCCGGCGACGCGACAAGAGCGAGTGCTGCAGCGACCGTGAGGGTCGCCGGGATGGGGTGCTTCAT